GGGAATCGCGTTGCCCGTACTTGATGATCCCGCGGACCGTGCCGACAGTGAGCCAGGCTAGATCAGCCTGACCCAGAGCGTCCACCGTCTGAGTGGATCGCTGCACAGTAAAGACGTCGCGCCAGAATCCACAGCCGGCCATATGTCATCCGATCGATTGTGTGCTGTGCATCCGCCGCATGGTCTGGATGAACGGGTGAGGCTCCGGAGTTACGGCGTCATCGCCACGGAATGACTCGATATGACCCACCTGAATCCGAATGGCAAGCCACTCTTCGTCCGTGATGTCCTTCAATTCCTTGTTAGTCGCGGCCATCCACGCCGACAGCGATGCAGCCAACGCCGCGCCGATGGCCGGATCGTCTTCGTTGTGCGTGCGCTTCAGCCAGGCACGCACGTCCGCCAGCCCTGGTTGTACTGCAGGTATAGACATAGAGCCTCGCTACTGCGGGGTGAGGTCGAGACCCCACCCCGCAGCTACTTGAGAGGATGATTAGGCGTTGGTGACTTGCATCTGCACGATTGCCTTCGCGCGGGTGAAGTTGCCGTTCATGAACATCGTGCCTTGGAACTTCACTTGGGCAGCGGCTGCGAGACTGAGATCATCCCTCAGGATCGTCGCGCCTGCCCACTCCCTTGCGCTGTAGCCTTCGTTATGGTTGCCAAGACTGAAGATAGTGTTCTTCGCGCCTGCCCCGGTTGCGTGCGTAGGACCAGTGAATTCACTCACGTAAACTGGGAGGCCCATTAACGTGAAGCCCGCCCCGGCTTGGCCGACGGCATCGGCGGATGGGATAAACACGGGCACTCCATTGATCGTCAAATTGGCGATCTTGGCGTACACGTCCTGACCCATGAGCCAGGAGGCTGTGCCCCAGTAGCTCGCAGGAAGACTGGTGTAACGCATCGCGGTCAAATTTACCACGGTGCACGCGGCAGTCAAAGCCAAGGCGCGTGATGTACCAGTGCTTGTTGCAGTCGCGATGGTGCAACCAGTCTGCACAGTGAAGAGTCCAGTTGGCTGATTGAGCGTCGAACCGTTCGTACCGGTTGAACCACCCCCGGATAGCAACCCCCACTCAGCATTGCGAACAAACTGCCGATTCAGGTTTTCAACGACTTCGGCTTCCAGATCAAAATTGCTCTGCAAAAGCAGCTGTTTTGAGACGGTTGTGAACGGCAAGCACGCTGCCGGAGCCAGTGGAACTTCAGCGAAGACCGGATTGATTTCGGTGCTTGCTTGTGTGCCAACGTCGGAAACGGTCCACGCATTCGTGATAGCGTCATTGCTGAACAGCGTGTTGTAGCGCAACGTTTGGTAGCCCTGCACGCCGGACTTGTAGTCCACTAGCTGGCGAGCTACGGTTGCCACCTGGGCGTAGTGAGCCATGGCATCGGTGTACAGCTTCGGGATGAGCACCGAGTTAGTTGCAGGGTTAGCGGTGGTCATCGCTGCACGCTGTTCCGGCATACGTCCGCCGCGCAGGTAGCTCAGCCACTGGTCGCGGTACTCCGGCGATGCGCGCCACTCTTCGCCAGCGTCGCGGCGGTCCATCGTGCGCTGGATCGGGGTCGCAGCCTCGCGGATGCCATCAGCGGCAGCCATCGCGGCGTTGCGCGCTTCGGTGATCTCCTCGATCTGTGCGACGATCTCGGCGCGGTTCTCTACTTCGGTGCCTTCGACGTTCTGTGCGCGCAGTTCTGCGAGCTTTGCATTCATGGTGCGGATGTTCATTGGCTTGATTACCTTTGTGATGACTGGCGTTTCTTGTGATCTGACGAATGAAGTAGTGGCGTTGTAGGCACCCACTTCGACGAGTGAAATTTCTCTGAGATTGACTGAGTTCAGCGTGCGCTTCTCACCGGCCCACGAATCACCACCTGGTGGAACTGAGAATCCGAACGACATTTCGCTGACTACGCCGCGCTTAACCAGGTCGAGCACGTCTGCGTCGCGTTGCGAATCGCCGAGCGTGGCGGTGTATTTCAGACCTTGCGCGTCTGATTCAAGAGCCAGCGTGCCGCTCTTGGTGTTGGCAAGAATCTGCTTCGAATCGTGCATGAACCACAGCGACGCACCGGCTGCGATCGATGCGTCAAACGCACCAGGCGCGATGCGCTCGGTGAATGTGCCCTTCGCACCCATGAGCGGCTTGCTCCATGAGTTGTAAAGAGCGGCGTAGCCGGTGATGGTCTTGCCTTCAACAGCACCGATGGATGCCTGGCGTGTTTCGAGATCACTCATATGGTGGGTCCCCTTCGTCTGCGTCTGCGAGATTCGCAGCGGGTGTGATGCCGGAGATCACCGGCGCCGGATCGTCAAGGCCTGAGATACGTGGCAAACCGAGCCGCACGCGTGCGTCGTTCGGTGCCAGGACGCCGACCTGCACCAGCGCCGCGTACGCCTTGCCGGCCGTGCGGAAGTCGCCTTGTGTGATCGGAACGAGATCAGTCTTTATGCGCTCACCTGGTGGAAGAAGCTTGCGCGACAGTTCCGCATCGATGCCGGCGCAGAACGGCGCGAGGCAGTGCGTGACGTACGCCTGAGCGATCTCGGGTTGCGAGCGGCCTTCGCCCTGGTAAAGCAGTTGCGGAGGCACGCCGAATGCACGCGCCACTTCTTCGACGCCCATCTTCTTGGCGTCCATCAAACGAGCGGCAGCGTCCGCAGCCATTTGCGAAGCCTTCATGCCTTCGCCGAAGAACGCCGGGAAGCCGAGTTTGTCTGCGCCGCTGTGCTGCTCTGCCCACTTAGTACGCATCGAATCGCGCGCCGTAGCAGTCAAGGGCCCGGGGTGCTCGATCGCGAGCTTTCCGACAAAGCCGGATTTGGCCAGTTCCTCGATCGCTTGGTCCAGAATGGCTTGAGTCCCAAGCACGCGAGAGCACTGATCAATCGGAGACACCCCGAGCCAAGGACTGCGCGGGTCCGTCGAGGCCCGCACATGGATCAGACTTGAGTCATCCACTACCGAATTGTTGACGATGTAACGGGCTTCTGACCCCTTAATCTCAACGCTGACGGCAGACGGGTCAACCGGATCCAAAGCCACCGGATCGCCGGTGCGGAGATCGCGCCGGATGAGCAGGTAGCCATTGCCGAAGTAGAGAGCCGACGTCGCCAGCCACTTACGCATTTCGTACCCACTCAGGAAGGAAGCGGTGTTCCCGTAGAGCAGATCGACCGCGGGCGAGTCCTCAACTACGGACCCGTCGCGGCGCGTAACAGTGAGATCCAACCGCGCTGAATCGGTGCTGATCAGATTCACGGCACGCACGATGGCGGGGACGCCGAGTAGATCAGCGGATACCGTCGTAAACGTCAGCGGTGTGTAGCTGATGATCGTTTGCGCAATCGGGCGGCGGAAGAATTTACCCAACCATGATCCCATTCAACCACTACACCATGACATTTACAGAATGCAATGGTGCGCGCATACACCGCGTCAACGGCGTGTAGACACTATTTCAGATTGTGTATGCGGCGTACATACGCGCAGTAATCAGAAGCCCGGCTGAGTCTCGTACATGCTGCCTCCCATGATCTGCAGATCGTTCAAAACTCGCGCCGCCATGACCTGTGCAGTGAGCGCGTCGATGTTGCTGGTGCTCTTCTGCTTCACCGGCATGGCCAATCCAGTGAGTCCGACATAGAGCCGAGCCGACGCCAGGCACGCTCGCAGCACTGGGTCCGGCTTGCATCGGATGCGTTCGGCGCGGATCCAATCGCTCCAAACGGCCCAACCACCACCCATCCAGACGATTGTCTGCGGTGCTTTGTGCCATTTCCACCCGTGTTTCCGCTCCATTTGGGCAGCCCAGGCGCTCGCTTTGCCGACCGGATCGGCCACAAATGCACGCACGTCGTACGTCCGACAGATGTCTACGAGCCTTGCTTCGACCAAATCCAGGTCGATTGTGGGGCCTCCAGCGAGCGAAAGTGCGTGATCGTCCACCCATTTTTGCAGTGGTTGGCGCGTTCTCTTCTCATCGAAGGCGATATCAGCGCCGGCCCACCAGTGGTATCCGCGCGTGTGCACCTTCGTCCCATCCCACACCGCGAGGCACAGCGAAGTGAGATCGCACTGTGAACCGAACGCGAAACCGCCCTGGCTGAAGTCGACCGCCACCACACCGGCTGCGCCCTGCAACATATCCCAGTCTTCCTCCACCGAAACACGGTCGAGTAGCTCGAGCGGCAGCGCGCCGGCAAGGTCATCCGTGAACGTTGCAAGCTCCTGCAGCCACGTTTCCTCCCGTGCTTTCGGGTCTGCGGTCGCCAGTGCGTTCGCGATCTTGTCACGGATGACACGGATGCCAGCGCCAAGCACACCGGCGCTCGGGTTCGCGTGCTGCACCGCCAGGTCAGAGTCCGGCACATCGTCCGTGTCCATGCCCCAGAGCATCGCCCACCACCCCTCGGGCAGCGGCGTCCCCTGGTCAATCGCGAGTTCGCACGCTTGCCAGTAGGGCCAGAGTTCCCGCGACTTCTGATCGCGATCGGGCGTGGTGATGAACAGCATCTGCCCCGTCGGTGACTTGGTAACCGATGACATACCGCGCAGGATTGCCGCGTCCATGCGACTGGCCTCATCCGCGATCAGAAGCCGCGGGACCAGGCCGTCCATACTTTGATCGGTGGA